ATAACAACTCCCTCCTAAGGAGTAGTTGCTGGTTCGATTCCGGCAGGGGACATATATTATATTTAAACAACCCTTGAAAAGCCAATGTTTTCAAGGGTTTTAGTATGTCTATCTTTTAGCCAAGGGGCACAAAAGGGGCAAATTAAATAGAAATCAATTCCGTTTGTTTATCAATATAATCCTGCATATTGATAGTAGTGTGCGAATAGATTTTGAGTGTGGTATCTGGATCAGTGTGCCCGACCCTTTCCATGATGGCTTTTAGTGGAACTCCTTTTTCGGCTAAAAATGAAATGTGAGAGTGTCTAAAGATGTGAGTGGTTAGTTTTTTATCTGGCATATATCTCTTTAATACTTTGTTGATGTATGAGTTCATGAGTGGAGTACCAGAATTTGTAGTAAAGATAAACTCTGTTTCTATACCTAACTCCTTGTGCCTAGATTTTTGTTTATTGATGATTTCTATGATGTTATCTGAAACAGATATTGTCCGATTTGATCCTGTTGTCTTTACGGTGGTTAATTTCTTAGTATTAAAATCATATGTAGCATTAACAAGAATAGTATTATTACTGAAATCTACTTTTTCAAACTCTAGTGCGGCAGCCTCGCCATAACGGACACCAGTAAGAAACATAAAAAGAATGACATCCCTAACTAATTCATCTCCTTTTTCCTGCATATCATTTGCTAACGCGACTATTTCCTCTTGGGCTAAAAAAGAAACTTTTTCTTTCTCGTAGGTCTCGACTGGCTTTGGAACTAGGACATTATCAGATTTGTTTGACTGCAGATAGTCCATTTCTACCGCATAATTCAAAATGGCGTGTAATCTTTTGCGACATTTATGGACTATGGAGTAATTATTCTTTTTAGATAGTTTCGTGATAATATCTCGTACAGTTTTCTTTGTTATGTTTTTTATGTAAACATCATCAGATAATACACCTTGCAAATGTCTGTCATAATTCAGATTGTTTCTAATCGTGCTATCCTTTACTGTAGGCAACCACTGATCCAGGTATTCTTTTTTTAATTGGCCATAAGTAATGTTTTTATCAACTTTGCTGGATAATTTCTTGTCTATCTTTTCTTGTAAATATGCCTGAGCCTTTTTCTCAGCTTGTCTGCTGCATTTTTCAAGAGTGATTGATACTTTCTTCCACTTTTCAGTAAGAGGGTCTTTATAGCGCTCAAAATACTTAAATTTCCCGTTCGGTAATTCTTCTACCCACATTGATTTTTCGCCTCATTTCTGTTAAAATGAGTACAAGAAAACTGGCTTTTTAATGCCTAGTTTCTTATACAATGTTTTTGCTTTATGCTCTGAGTCACCAAACTTTAGGAGCATGAAGCTTTTTGGTTTAGTTTAGATTAGCAACTGCGTTGTCTGCTTCTTCTTGTGTGAATTTTTCGATATCTACTAATTGGGTGCGGATAGCTTCTGGAGACATGGCGATAGTTTCTTGATATTGCTTCGCTTTTTCTATAGCCTGCTTGTTATAATCAATATCAGCGTTATCAACAGCGTAGTCAGCTGCCTCTTGAGAAAATTTTTCGATGTCTACCAATTGGGTACGCAGACCTTCCTTAGACATGTGTACTGTGTTAGCATACTGCTTTGCTTTTTTAACAGCTGTCTTATATTCTGCAGGAATGTTAGACTCGCTTGATTGCTCTGTTTTAGCTTCTGATTTTGTCGTAGTATCAGATGAATTGCTAGAGCTTTGGGAGCATGCGGCAAGCGAGATGATGGATAGACTGAGCAAGCCTAAGCTAAGTAATTTTTTCATAAGATTTTTCCTCCCAGCTTTTAGTGTGGTTCAGTTATTGCACATAATTTGTTTTTTAGATCTCTAGTGGTATGAAATTGCCAACTACTTTTCCAATGATGCGCGGTTCCTCGCTAAATGGAGCAAATTTATCTGCATATTTATTATTCAAAGAGACGAGCCGTAAGCCGTTTTTTTCTTTGTAAACTTTTTTGATATAGCTCTGACCGTCCCAGTCCACAGCATAGATAGCCCCATCGTAATCCCAACCTGTATCTTTGATAAGGGCTACGGATCCGTTTGGATAGTCTGGTTCCATAGAGTCTCCGTATACCCAGCTAGCGAGATCGTGGGCGATGTCTTTATCAAAAAAGACGGTATCATAATTGCGATCTTCGTAATAAGTTTCGCCGGTTCCAGCAGAGAGCTTTTCGAATACGTGGTATTCAGTGAGTGGTTCAGTAACTTCTACTTTATTTAAATTTTTATTTTGCTGCTCTTTGAGTTGGTTGTCGGCATATACCAAGACTTTTTCTTGGCGAGGGGGTTGGAGCTGATCATAAATTTGTTGGATATCTGTTTTTAAAAGAGTACTAGGGGTGGCATTGATTTGAATTTCTTGATTATCGTCTAACATATCAATCAAATCATCTACCGAAATTTGCATACCTTTAGCGATTTTTTCTATTGTTTCATAAGATGGGATAATAGGTTTTTTTGTTTTTGGATGTTCGTTTTTTTCGAGCATTGAAATATAACCTTTTGTTAAATCAGACAATTCGCAAAAAGCATCCATAGACATTTTATGTTCTTCTCTATAAGATTTTAAAATTTCTCCTAATTTCATAAAAACACCTTTCTATCACGTTGTTTAATACATTATACACCCAAAAATAAAAAAAGTAAATATTTTTTGTTTAACACGCTTGACAAATTGTGTTTAACGTGTTAAACTTTAATTAAGCTTAGAGATAAGCATTAGAAAGGAGGAAAAAGATGTGCAAGGAGAACGTTTAAGAAAATGGCGAGAAAAAGAAAAAATGTCTCAAGAAGAACTTGCGGAAAAATCAAATGTTTCTAGAACAACAATACATTTGATTGAATCTGGACAGTACTCAACCGTAAAAATACGAACTCTTCAAAAATTAGCTAGTGTTTTCAATAAAAGAGTCAAAGATTTTTTTTGAAACAAATGTTTAACAAGTTAAACAAACTTATTATTTTTTGGAAAAGAGGACGAAAAATGAGACCAATTAAATATCCATACAGTCGTGAGTTACGGCTCACAGGCGTTAAAATTGCTAAACTGAGGCTGTTTATAGAAGACGGTACCCAGACAGGCAAGGCTATATTAGAGGAAGGACTAGACGGAGGATACGATCACAGAATCTATCAAGGTTTATCGTCAACTGAGATTGAAGCAATCTATGGTAAAAAAACGGCCTTGAAAGTAGACAAAAAACGCCGCGAAGACCTTAGAAATGGCCTCTACGGCGTAATTGGAATACGCTAAGGTATTGTAATCAGGGAGATAATTTCTGCTATGGCTTGTTTAAGTTCAATAGTTGGAAGAACTTCCTGCCATGCTTTCAAAAATTTCAGGAAATCTTTTTTATCCTGAAAATGTTTAACAACCGGGATATATTCTATCAATTTTGGATATTTTCTAAAAATTGGAAGAAACTGGCTTGCTATGTATGTATTCATAGGTCTATCATCAGGTACCTTATGCAGATACTGCATTAGATTAGTATCTGGAGCAGATAATTCTGTCAAATCAAAAGGAGAGTTATCATCTAGCATGGTTTTACTGTAATCTTGCAGAGAGCTAGCCATTAGCTGCTGTGTTGTTTCGAGCGAGCCACTCCATAAGCGAGTGTACTCTTCTAAAAAGAGATGCGATGATATTTCGCATAAGACCTCCTCGAACCAAAACATAGGCTGATTTATAATTGGGTTTTTGATATAGATATGACAAAGCTCATGTCCTAATTGATAAATATTTTTAGGGATAGAGATTAAGTTATCTGGTGAAAGGAATATCAGATTATCTTCTGGAAAACAGACTGGTACTTGTAAAAACGGGGCATGGATGATGGATAATTTTTCTTTGGTCAATCCAGGGAAAATACGTTCTGAAACTAAGCCGATGGACTCAAAGTCTAGCCTAAATACAAATTTAGAATCTGCTTCTTGTGGATCATGAAAAAGTAACCAGTTTGTTTGAGGAATGGCGTATTTGAGCATGTGATTTCTCCAATCGTTTTTTATTACATTATAGCAAAAAAGCACCTCTAGACTGCAATCTATTGAGGCGCTTCACTAAAAATACTAATTAAATTATATCACAAAATGGAAGAATTAAACAACGTACAACAATTATTAGTCAATAATTGGCAGCGTAAATACTACCAGCTAAGTGATGTACTGATTACCAGCTTAGTAGGTTTAACGCTCGCTGATACACTCACGATTTTAGCAACAGCTAGAAAGGGGCGTTTATGGAGTTGCAAATAAAATCAAACACACTAGATATCGAGAAGATCTTAGAAAAATCTTTATCAGATGTCTTAGGTGATGATATTGATAACATTTTGATGCGAAAAGTTGAGAAAGTGATCTCAACTGTTGTAAATGAAAAAATTGATAATCTGGCCATTGGTGAGAAATGGCTAAATGATCAGAAGTTAGCTGAGCATTTTGGTAAAGAAAAACGGCAAATCCAATATTTGTTGAGAAAAATGGAGCTTGATCCAGTAGCTCGAAAGTACATCAGCAAAGAGGGTGGTCGTAGCACTAAGGTAAAAGTCTTCGAGGCTTGGGAAAGTTGGTATGAAGATCAGAAATACAAATCAAAATCAGAGCCTTTTGCTTGGGTTGCTTAGAAAGAGAGGTAGTAGCTAATGGATATGCAATATATCTTTCCATAAAAACGGCGATAAAAATTATACAGTAATCAATAATGATCTAATCAATGATCCTGAAATGGACACAACGGCTCTAGGGATTATGCTTATTATACTGAGCAACAAGCCGACCTGGAAAATCTATCCTAATGAGATTGCCAAACGAACAGGTCTATCCAGAGCAACGATTGACAAGTATTTCAGGAGATTTGAAAAAATTGGCTATATGAGAACTGTAAAAATGAGCAAAGGCTATAAAAAAGGTGTAGAAACTTATCGATTTGCTGCAGATTTCAAATTGGCAGATTGGTATTTTGAAGATTATATTTTGCCTCAATTGGAAAAATATATATCTGAATAACTTGTGGATAACTCATCAGAATTATTCATTTGTAAGGTTTTTCATAAATGAAAAATTCATTTGTTGAAAAAATCATTTGTTGAAAAAATCATTTGTTGAAAAATTCAACAAACGAAAAAATCAACTGTTGAAAAACTATCCACTAATAAATACTAACTCTATAACAAATACTAATTTAATAATAATTACTAACTTAGTAATAAATACTAACTTTACAACAATCTAATCATAATCAGAAATAATAAAGGAGTCGAAAATGAGTAAAAAATATGAATTCGTAGCGTCCTTAGAGGGGTTAGGAGAATGATATGGCAAGTTTAACTTTCCCAGAGTTGCAACAAAAAATGCAACTAGAAAAAAAGAAATCAAAAGATGTAAAGTACGCATTTAGAAATGCCGAGGATATCTATACAACTTTCAAAGAGTTGAAAAGTGATTGGTCTGTAATTGTGACGGATGAACTCATTGAGCTTGTTGGAAAAATCTTTGTAAGAGCAACAGCCGTAGCTTTCAATGATGAAAGAAACGAGAAATACCAATCAACAGCATACGCTGAAATGAGTCCAGTACCTGTACTCAATACACAAAAAGGTCAGATTAAGCAGATGCAGGAGCCACAGTGGACAGGTGCAGTCAGCTCATACGCTAGGAAATACGCATTACAAGGTCTATTCGCTATCGGCGAAAAAGACATTGATGAGTATCCAGTTGAAGAAAACCAAGGGCAAGGTCAGACTGATCAGCAACAGAAAGCAAACAACCAGCAAGCCCAAGAACAAAATCAAGTAAGGTACATTAACAACATTCAGTATCAAGAAATCATCAAGAACGTTGAAGAGTTTGCGACTATTAAGGGAGTGCCATTTGATACAGTTGCAAATTTCGTATTAAACAAGTACCAAATAGACAATTTTCACAAAGTGCCAGTTGATGGCTATAACATAGTGATGGAATACCTCACCAAACAAATTCAAAAAACATATGAAAAGCAAGGTGGTTGATATGCTAAGTGGAAATTTTGGATGTTTAGAATGTGGTTTTATGTACTATAAAGCCACAACAAATAATGATGATTGTACATTTCTGGAATGCCCAAAGTGTGGTAGCTATAAAACTAAAGAATTGAAACAAATTGAGGAAAAAAAAGAAAGAGGAAACAACATGAAACAAACTAAAAAATTTATCGCTTTTCAAAACAAAGAAAATGGTCATTTTGTGTCAGAGTATGACCATCACGAAAAACGCTTAGCTTACAAGGTAGGCTTGTGTGATTGCATGCAAGATGCTTTGATCTTGGATTACGACGCTTATGAAGAACAACAAGAGCGAATGGCTGCATTGGCGGAGTCTTTTGGTTGCAATATCGTTGTTGTCGAGGCAACACATGAAATCAAAATGCTAGATGGATCAGATGCGCCAGAGCCAGTAAAACGTGATATTAAGGCTGATTTATTTAAATTCTTAGGATTGGAGGATTAGAAAAAATGAAAGATGTGACTAATTCAACATTAACTGAAATCAAAGTGGATTTCACACCAGCAAAAATCAATGTTGACCATGAGGCGATTGAGGCGCAAGTCCAGGCAGCTATTGCTAAATATTCTGGCAAAGAAGTTTCAATAGAGACCTATAAAGAGGTCTATGAGGAGCGGACAAATTATAACAAATTGAAAGATGCTTTGGAAACCAAACGCAAGGAAATCAAAGGAACGATAAACCAACCGTATAAAGACTTTGAAAAGTGGTATAAAGAAAAGGTTCTCACTCCTCTTGAAAAAGTGACGGATGAAATGACAGCAGGCTTAAACGCTGTTGATGAACATGAGCGATTATTGCGCGCGGATATCGTCCGTGCCGCTTTTGAAGATAAATGTATGGTAGCAGGTCTTGAAAAATCCACATTTGAAGATCATTACGATGAATACAGCCTCAAGAAATATTTCAAATCTGGTAAATTTGAACTCAAGAAATCAACGCTTGATGAAATGGATGCTTTGGTATTGGCAGAGTTTGATGCTCTTGAAGAATTTAAAGCAAACAAACAGGCTATTTTTGATCAAGCTAATGAATACGACTTGCCAGCAGATGGCTATATCAGACACCTTGAGGATGGAAAGACTTTAGTGGATGTTTTAAACCTCATGAAGTCTGATCGTGATGCTGCCAACTTGCGCAAAGAACAGCAGGAGGCGCAAGAAAAAGCAGAAGCTGAACGGCTTGCAGAAATTGAACGCTTGGCCAGAGAAAACGCCAATGCGAATATCAAGGCTATTGATGCTGAAACAGGCGAGATTTTGGAACAGGGTACAATTACACCAGAACAGCAAAACAAAGCGCAAGAAGTGCCCAAATTTGAGCCTAGTGAGCCTTTGGAAGTCACAATGCTCTTGACTTTGCATGGTGGCAAACCTCAACTAGAGCAGCTTAAAGAATATCTTGAGGATAACTTTATTAGTTTTGAAACTTTAGGAGGTATGTAATGACATTTAAAAAAAGTGATTTGCTTAATTACAGGCAGCTTTGGTGGCTTGATAAATTTCTAACGGGGCATAAAGGGTTTATTGCTGGTGGTTGTTTCAAAAACATTTTTAATAACGAGCGTGTTAAAGACTTGGATATTTTCTTCGAAAGTGAAAAAGATTTTTTGGAGGCGAAAAGTTACTATAAGAAACAGTTAAAAGAAAATCCTAATGATTGGAGATTTTCTTATGAGAACAAAAATTGTTGGTCAATCTATTCTGTCAAAGAAAAAGTTCGTCTCGAACTTATTAGAAATACATACGGAACACCAAAAAATGTTATTGCAAATTTTGATTTTACAATTACAAAATTTGCTTACTACAAGAATTATGAAAATGTAGATGAAAATGATTATATGGCTGTTTTTGAAGTATTATTTCATGAAGATTATTTTGAACATTTACACACAAAAAGGCTAGTTGTAGATGATAGATTGCTTTACCCGGTCAGCACTTTTAACAGACTTATGAGATATGCAAAGTATGGCTATCAACCATGTAGAGAAACAAAAATAAAAATTGTAAAATCTCTGGCAATGCTAGACCCCGAAAATCAACGAGACTTTGATGAACAGTTAGGAAAAAGTTTATACGAAGGGATGGATTAAAAATGATCAATAACGTTGTTTTAGTAGGTCGGCTTACAAAAGATGCTGAACTGAGATACACGCAATCTAATATTGCAGTTGCTACGTTTACTCTTGCTGTAAATCGTCCGTTTAAAAACGATGCTGGAGAGCGTGAGGCTGATTTCATCAATTGCGTTATCTGGAGACAAGCGGCAGAAAATCTTGCTAATTGGGCTAAAAAAGGCTCTTTGATTGGCGTTACAGGCGCAATCCAAACTCGCAACTACGACAATCAGCAAGGCCAGCGTGTCTATGTCACAGAAGTTGTTGCTAGTAATTTTCAAATGTTGGAGAGCCGCAGCAGTCAGCAAAATAATCAAGGTTATCAAGATAATTATGGCAGTTATCAGCAACAAGGCAATGGCAATCAAGGCGGTAATTTCCAAAACGGAAACAACCAAGGGAACAATTTCCAAAATGGAAATAGTTACGGACAACAAGGTAGCTTTTTTGAGGGCAACACAACAAATCCAGTGCCTGATTTCACCCGTGATAACAATCCATTTGGTAGGTCAAATCCATTGGATATCAGTGATGATGACTTGCCATTCGGTTAAGGTAGGAGGGCGGGTATGACAATAGAAATTTGGAAAGATGTAACAGGTTACGAGGGCCTTTACGAAGTCTCGAATTTTGGGAGGGTAAGGACACATAAAAACAAGGTGACTTACAGTGAGCTGCATGGCGAGCGACACTGGAAACAACGCATTTTGAAGCCAAAGAGTTCTAAAACAAGAGAGCCTAGAGTGACACTTTGGAAAAACAAGATTTCAAAAGATTTCTTGGTTCACAGGTTGGTAGCAGAGGCTTTTATACCTAATCCAGATAATAAGCCGACTGTTAACCATATTGATGGAGATCCAAACAATAATCATTTCGAAAACCTTGAGTGGGCTACATACAAGGAAAACAATAACCATGCTTTCGATAATAATCTGATTAAGACTGGCATGAGTGTTATTTTGGTAGATAAAAAAACAAAAGAAGTCCACATGTTTAGAAGTATGGCTAAAGCTAGTGAATTTTTAGGTCGCAATCCAGGCTATTTAAGTTGCATCTTATCGCACAGGAAAAAGCTACAAGAGTATGAGATATATACGAAAGTATCCGGATGATTGAAGAAAAGGAAAAACTACATGACAAAATTTGAACTTATTTTAATTTTAACCGCTATTTTGACGACAACGTGGTCAGGAATTGTCACAACTTTTGCGAAAAAGGCTGTTTGTAAATACAAACGACAGGTTGAATACTATCAACAACCAAAGACGCAAGTAAAGATTGCACAAAATGCAATACGCCAACGTTTCTTTGAAGATGGTGGGGAGATATTCAAATGAAAGTATTTGATGGTGCAAATTAAGAGCCATCCGCAAAGAGGCAGGTCTTACACAGTATGACCTTGCCCCTAAGTTGGATGTTTCTCAAAACAGAGTCAGCGATATTGAGCGTAATGTCGCCGATCCTACCACAGTTGAAATTGATGCTTTTGCAGAAGTTTTGAAATGCCAAGTATCAGCATTTTTGAGCGATGAAGCGGATATAGTTGTAATTACTAATACTTTTACTAAAAAGAAAAAAGGGATTGTTTCTGATGCAGAAGAAGACACACCAGAACAATTGGAGCTTCTGCCAGATGATAATGTAATCGTAGGCCATGATTTAGCTGGATATATTCTGGTTAAACAAGAAGCCTACCAGACTTTGCTTGAGGATCAATCAAAATTGAGACGACTGCAAAGTTTATTGAAATGAGTTTTTGGATGAAATACGAGTTATTTAACGACCACTTTGAAAATGCCAAACGCTATAACATACCACGAGCGCAGCTAATTATCGCTGACATCCCCTATAATTTAGGAAACAACGCCTATGCATCTGATCCTCGTTGGTATAAAGATGGTGACAATAGCAACGGTGAGAGCAAGCTAGCAGGTAAATCATTTTTTGACACAGATAATGATTTCAAAATTAACAATTTCTTTGATTTCTGCTCTCGCCTCTTGAAAAAAGAACCTAAAGAAAAAGGTAAAGCTCCAGCAATGATTGTTTTTCATGCTTGGCAACAACGAGACATGGTTATTGAGTGCGGTAAAAAGCATGGTTTCAACAATGCTTATCCACTGTACTTTACAAAAAAATCAAGCCCTCAAGTTCTCAAAGCTAATATGAAAATTGTTGGTGCAGTTGAAGAGGCGACAGTATTATACAGAGATAAGCTGCCAAAATTTAACAATAGCGGAGCAATGATACTCAATCATGCACCTTGGGAAAAAGATAGCTCTTATCCTGTTATTCACCCAACGCAGAAGCCGATACCAGTTTTGAAAAGATTGATTGAAATCTTTACTGATCCAGAAGATGTTGTCATCGATCCAGTAGCTGGCAGCGGCTCAACTTTGAGGGCCGCAATCGAGATGGGGCGGTCGGCTTATGGATTTGAGATAAAAAAGGAGTTTTACAAAAAAGCACAGGATGAAATGCTAGCCACCTTTCAAACCAGCTTATTCTGATGATGTTAGTTACTATCAAACAACAATATATGATTTTTTGGAAGAAGAGTTAAGCGCCAAGGGAGTTAAATAGTATGATTGGATTTTATAAATTTATGATTGTATCAGCGTGCCTTTTATTGGCATTGCTGATTGCAATCGCTGGAAGAAATAGCTTTAAAGAAAATACATTCGATAAAGTTTTATGGTTTGTTCTGTATATCTATGCGTTTGGGTTGTTACAAACGGTCTATAAATTACTATCTGGAGGTTGAAATGGTCAAAAAGCAATTGATTAGCCTTTGCTTAGCGATATTTTTCTTGGCAATAGCTGTATTTAATCTTGGGATAACAGTATCGAGAGATCATTACAAGGCGAAAATCTCAGCGTTAGAGAAACAGGTCGATGAATTAAAGCAGAGAAAATCTGTTATCATTCACCAGGTAGATAACGCTGGGGGAATGATGTATGGAAAAATAACTGACAAACAGATTATATCCGGCCATTACACCGTAACTGCAGGAGCTTACGGGAAGTTTTTGGTCACAAAATCTCAATATGATAATCTTGAAATCGGCGATGATATACCAGAGTATTTAAAACAGAGAGGAAATTAAAATGAAATTGAAAAAATTGATTGCATGTATTCTTGTATCAATGACCTTGCTTGGATTGGCAGCTTGCCGAGAAAGTAAAAAAGTATCGTACAATATCAGTCAAGAAGCTGATAATTTTAATGTTATTCGGCGAGTTGCCGTAATCAACACTAGAACAGATAAAATCGAATTTGAAGTTATTGGTCGAATTTCTGTAGAAACTGAGGCTAACGATGGAAAACGACTTGAAATTTTGGTTGAAACTGCAAAAGGTGTGTACAAAAAGCACATGGTAAATCTTACAGGATGGAATATGTATGTTGTAGAAGACCTCGAGGGCGCTGAGGTAAATCAGTACAAGTACGAAGTCAATTACATGCCAGAAAGTATCATACCATTCACAGTTACAAATAAAAAGTAGGTATGAAATGAAGTTTGAATTTTCTTTGCCACGAAACACCAAAAACAAAGCTCTGAATATGGTTATTAACAGCAATGACAGGCAACATCAGACAGATAAAGCCAAGGTTACTAAGCGCATTAGAGCTTTTGCTTATTGGCATACATTGATGAACAAGGATAAAGGGAGGGCTGCTTTTAATCCCTCTAATCCTTGTGAGGTTACAGTTACAATTTACAGCCCTACTAAATCTAAACTAGATCCGCCTAACCTTTATCCGACAGTCAAGGCTATCATTGATGGCATGACTGATGCGGGTATTTGGACAGATGATAATCACAAGGTTATTAAAAAGTTGTCATTTGTCTATGGCGGCTTGAGTAAGGAGAAAGGGCATTATAGATTAGAGTTTGATATAGAGGAGGTGGATTGATGGTACAAACGATTGAACAAGCAATAAAAAATGAAAACAAACGCATAAAAATCCCAACAAAAATCAGACCGTTTGATGTGGGTTATCGAATAGTAAATAAATACGGTCAACCGCTTGCCTTAAAAAACGGAGCAAGTGTATTCGCCTTACCTTCGCTGGCCGAAAAAGCGATAAAGAAAGAGTTTGGAAAGAATGATCCAGACTTTGACATCAAAAATCATTCTGTTGAAGAGGTTGCTATTGTCAATTTAAGTAAATTTCATAGTTACTTTGAGGAGGTACAAGATGGATTTAAGAAATAAGCTCGAACTATCAGCAATCCAACATGGAATATATTCCGGGGCTGCTTTTAAACATAAGAGAACAGGTAAAAAAGTTTTCGTAAGTAGCCTTGCGATTTGCGAAAGTGATTTATCTGTTATGGTTCTCTATATTGAAAAAAGTGGGGTTATTTGGGTTAGACCTTTGAAAGAGTTTATAGATGGCAGGTTTGAGAAAATAACAGATGACTAAAAAGAAAATCGAGCGCTTGTCAGTTATTCATCGCAGGGAAATCAACTGGCTTAAATGGTATTTTTTGAGAGATAAAGAAAATCCTAAAAAAACAATACTTGAGCAAAAAATTCATCAAAGCTTTTTGAAAAATAATATTGAAGAAGCGATTTTTTTAGTCAACCTAAAAACTGTCACAAAAGAATTTGTAGAAAAATCAGATGAAGATATTTTAAAAACAATCAAAGAGGTTTATGTCTATGGAAATCTCAATGTGATTGGCGCGTGTCAAAACATTCTCTATCTAAGCCCCAGCCCAGCTTATACCCATCTGAATAAATGGTTCGATAACTATTTTTACGCTACTTACAAATATCTCCCTCTAATTAAATAACCGTAAAAATCCCTTAGTCTATGTATCTATAATCAAGATATATGGGCTTTTTTTGAAATGAGGTAAATATGGATAATCTAAAAATTGAATATGTGGATATCGGCCTTATCAAGCCATATCGTAATAATGCTAGGCGTAACGATGGCGAAGCAGTTGAAAAAGTCGCAGCATCTATCAAGGCTTTTGGTTTTCAACAGCCAATATTAGTTGATGATAACAATATCATCATCACAGGCCACACGAGACACAAAGCGGCTCTTTCTTTAGGTATTGATAAAATCCCTATAGCCCATGCTGTAAATCTCTCAGATGAGCAAGTCAAAGCGTATAGACTAGCAGATAATCGAGTTGCAGAGTATTCAGCTTGGGATGCGGAACTTTTGAATGTCGAACTTGCTGAATTTGAAACAGTTGATATGAGTAAATTTGGTTTTGATTTATCTGTTACAGATTTGGAATTTGGAACAGATGGACAAGAACTAGAGACTGAAACCATCGAAGAAAATACAGAGGACTTTCACAGAGACACAACCATCAATCAGTATAATCTTTTTGATTATGACAGCACGCGCACTGAGGGAAGGTATAACATGCCAACTTTAGAGGGTGTGGATCATACACCAAACAATTTACAGGGCTTTAATTACGTTTTAAACAAGCCAGACTATACAGCCGGAGTGCATTTCTTTTTGGATGATTATCAATTTGAAAGAATATGGCAGCGCCCAGATTTTTATATTGAGAAGTTATTAGATTTTGATTGCGCCCTTACTCCGGATTTTAGCCTTTATCTTGATATGCCTATTGCTATGCAAGTATGGAATATTTATAGATCAAGATTGATCGGGCAAATCATGCAGGATTATGGGCTTACAGTCATCCCAACTGTGTCATGGTCAACAAGTGATAGTTTTGATTTTTGTTTTGATGGACTACCTAAAAATGCGACTCTAGCGGTCAGCACTATTGGGGTAAAGCAGAATAAAGAGCAATTTCAAATCTGGATTGACGGCATGGATGAAATGATTAAGCGGCTATCTCCTATAAAAATTATTGTTTATGGTGGTAAGGTCGAATATGATTATAAAAATATTGAGGTTGTCTATTTTGATAACGAAACAACAGAAAGGATGAAGAAAAATGGGCGGTAGAGGAGCAAGTATTAAATCATTAACAGCAAAATATGAAAATAATAGAAAGAGAATAAGTAATAATAAAAGCTCCTTAACGAGAGCGGAACGCAAAAAACTAATTGAAGCTGGTTATTTTAAACGTGCAGTGGGAAAAACTCCTAAAAACGACTCGAAACAATTCTTTGATAGAGCAAAAGAGATTAAAAACTTTAGTAACCGTGATTACAGAAAAGAAAATACACCAAGAGGATCCAAGTCTTTTGCTACAATGTTTCAAAAAAACGGCAGTCTAACAAAAGGCATACTAGCTCATGGTGAGGAATATGTTATAGCAAAATGGGCAAATCAAAAAGGATATAAAAACCTAGACAGAAAATCAAAAAATGATATTGGTAAAATCATAGGTGAATATGCTAAAGGGCATAACCTGAAATTATCAAGAGTAGTAAAATCTAATGAGTGGGATTGGTACAAATATTGATAGAAAGAAAGAGGTTGTAAGATGGGTGGGCGTGGTGCAAGCATTGGCCTTGGCTTTGGCAAGCATAAATACGGTACAGAATATGAAACATTACACAGATCAGGTAAGATAAAGTTTGTAAGAAGTACCAGTGGTTCAGCAAAAGCTCCCATGGAAACACGAACTAAAGGGCGTGTTTATGCCACGGTGAACAAGCAGAATAAGATAAAATCTATATCTTTTTATGATAGGAAAAACAAGAGGAGACGACAGATAGATGTGACAGGTTCTCCTCATGCTATAAAAGGCAAGAAAATCATCCCTCATGTACATAAAGGATATAATCACAATGAAAAAGGTGATAGAAATCTGACTATCAGAGAGAGAAAATTGCTTGCAAGAGTTCAAAGAATATGGGATAATAGGAATAGATAAGTAGGGCAGTGGTTTGAAGAAGGAATACGCTCTATTACAGAGAAATGGCGGTGCAAATCCGTCCGACTACTTAGACAAGCTCCAGAAATGGGGCTTTTTATTTTTTGCCTCAAAACAGCGTAAAACATCCCCTTTTTAATAAAATAAAATGAAATCATAAGTAATAAATACTTGTGATTTTTTTGTTTGAAAGGAGGTCAGAATTGCCTAGAGATGGAACTAAAAACTTAAAGCCAATGAGCGAACGAAGCAAAGATGAAGTAAAGAAGATTGCATCTAAAGGTGGCATAAACAGCGGCAAAGCCAGACGTAAAAAAGCTGACCTCAAAAAAGCATTTGAAACGTTGCTCTCATTGGATGTAACGGATAAAAATATCAAGAAGCAACTTGAAGATATGGGAATGGATGGCAGTAATGAGGCTTTGTTAGCCTTCGCCACATTTCAGCAGGCTGTAAAGGGCAATCAAAAAGCCACAGAAAACATCATCAAGCTAACCAATACAAAAGATAAGTACGACATTCAAGAACAAAGAGAGCGCATCAAATCGCTTAAATTGGATAATAAAGAGCGTGCGGAGGCCAATAGCTTGACAGATACGCCTATCCATATCGTGGATGAGTGGGCTGGTGAAGTAGAGGGGGCGACAGATGACCTTTAATGTACAAAAAAATGTCAATCCTCATTTTAAATCGGTCTGGGTATCTAGTTTGCCTTACAATGTGCTAAAAGGCGGTCGGAACTCGTTTAAATCGTCTGTGATTGTGCTAAAGCTAGTCTATATGATGGCTCGGTATATTAAATCAGGAGAGACAGCAAATGTAGTAGTCATACGCAAAGTCGCTGCCACTATTAGAGATAGTGTCTTTAACAAAGTTTGGTGGGCTTTGAATTTATTTGGGTTAGCTGCCCAATTCAAAAAGACTATTAGCCCTTTTCAGATTATCCACAAAAAGACAGGCTCAACATTCTACTTTTATGGCCAAGATGACTTTCAAAAACTCAAGTCAAATGACATTGGGAACATCATAGCAGTCTGGTATGAAGAAGCTGCAGAGTTTGGTAGTCAAGAGGACTTTGACCAATCAAACGTAACCTTTATGCGGCAGAAACATCCACGCGCCAAGTTTGTACAATTTTTCTGGAGTTACAACCCACCTAGAAATCCGTACAGCTGGATCAATGAGTGGTTTGAGAGCATCAAGACTAATAAGAGTTATCTAGCACACTCAAGCACTTACCTTGATGATGAATTTGGTTTTGTCACTGAGCAGATGCTAGAAGATATTGAGCGCATCAAAGAGAATGACTATGACTATTACAGGTATCTATATCTTGGTGAGGCTGTTGGGTTAGGGAACAATGTATATAACATGAGCACCTTTCACCCATTAGATGCTTTGCCAAGTGATGATAGGCTCATAGGTATATCTTTTGCATTGGACGGCGGGCATCAGCAATCAGCCACCGCTTGTTGCGCTTTTGGTATAACGGCCAAAGGGAAAGTGATCTTACTAGATACCTGGTATTATTCACCAGCTGGTCAAGTGGTAAAGAAAGCACCTAGTCAGCTATCTCAAGAAATCTATGAGTTTATACAGGCTGTTATCTCGCAATATAGAGTGCCAGCTCTGCAGTACACCATAGATAGTGCAGAGGGTGCGCTTAGAAATCAGATGTATCTTGATTTTGGCCTAAGATGGCATCCAGTAGCTAAGCTAAAGAAAGTGACGATGATTGACAGCTTTCAATCTTTGCTTGCACAAGGTCGCTTTTACTATCTCAATACTGAAAATAACAAGATATTCATTGAGGAGCACAAGATGTACAGGTGGGATGAGAAAACTATCAAATCAGATAACCCTAATGTAATTAAAGAAGATGACCATACATGCGACACATCGCAGTATTTTGTATTAGACAACGCTAAAATACTCGGTTTGCGCGTGGGCAACACATAAGGAGGGCAGACATGAGCCTGTTTCAGAAGATAAAAGACTTTTTTAACCGTGGGAGGTATAACATGGAAACATCAAATCTAAGCAGCATTCTTGATCATCCAAAAATTGCTGTGACGCAAGAAGAGTTTCACCGTATTCAGCGTAATCTGACTTACTATCAATCTAAATTTGAAGATATTGAGTACATCAACACCGATGGTGACAGAAAACGCCGCAAGATGCAGCATTTGCCTATTGCTCGTACAGCAGCGAAGAAGATTGCTAGTCTTGTTTACAACGAACAAGCAGAGATTTCAGCAGAGGATGAAACACTGAACAAGTTCTTGAATGATATGCTTGCCAATGATCGTTTTAACAAGAACTTTGAAAGGTACTTAGAAAGCGCTCTGGCGCTTGGAGGGCTCGCTATGCGCCCCTATGTGGATGGCGATAAAATCCGTGTGGCCTTTGTGCAAGCCCCGGTGTTTTTGCCATTGCAGTCGAATACGCAAGATGTTTCAAGCGCTGCTATTTTGACCAAAACTATTAAATCAGAGGGTAAAACTAATGTATATTATACTTTGGTTGAGTTCCACGAATGGGTAACTAAAGACGGTAGCGAGATAGGCAGTACAAAGGATAAGAACTTATACCGGATCACCAATGAGCTATATAAATCAGATACAGGTGAATCGCTAGGTCAGAGAGTCAACTTACAAGAACTCTACCCAGACCTAGAGCCAGTAACGGTATTAAGAGACCTATCACGACCGTTGTTTACTTATCTGAAAACACCGGGTATGAATAATAAAGATATCAACTCACCTCTTGGATTATCTATCTTTGACAATGCTAAAACTACTATTGATTTCATCAACCGTACTTATGATGAGTTTATGTGGGAGATTAAGATGGGGCAAAGGCGCGTGATCGTGCCAGAGCAACTGACACAATTAAAAGTGCAAGACACCCAAGGCAATATCACCTTTAATCGCCGCTTTGATGTTGAACAAAATGTGTATATGCAAGTAGGGGCTGGCAATATGGATAGTGGCAATATCGTTGACCTCACCACGCCTATTAGGTCATCCGACTATATTTCAGCTATTTCAGAGGGGCTAAAACTCTTTGAGATGCAAATCGGGGTGTCTAGTGGTATGTTTACGTTTGATGGTCAAGGAGTTAAGACGGCAACAGAGATTGTTAGCGAGAATAGCGATACATACCAGATGCGCAACAGTATTGTTGCACTTGTCGAGCAATCTATCAAAGAGCTTTGTGTTTCTATGTGTGAACTTGGCAAAGCGGTAGGGATATATAGTGGAGAAATTCCAGAACTTGATGATATTTCGGTTAATTTGGATGACGGGGTCTTTACTGATCGGCATGCAGAGCTTGATTACTGGATGAAGATGGTAGCAGCTGGATTTGCGACACAGAAAAGAGGTATTGCCAAGACATTGAACATCACAGAAGATGAAGCGGCTCAAGAATTAGCTGAAATCAATGGAGAGCTACCGCCAGAGAATGATGCAGAGTTGGCCTTGTATGGCAGAGGTAAACAACAAGATGATGAAAATTTGTAAAAAAATAGGGGCGTGGCTAGGTATTAGCATGCGTTCAAGAATTTTTAGGGATGAAGTAGGCAGGTGGCTAGATGAAAGAGCAGAAGAAACCAACTCTTAACGATCAGCAGTTTTCTCTGAAAATGCAAGGTGTGAGTGATATTTACGCTAAGATGCAGATTGAGCTTTTTGACAGTATGATTAAACGCTTAAAAGAGCGTGGCAATGCTGACTTGCAAGAGAATCCGTATATCTGGCAACTCGAAAAGCTGAACGATATGCACATGCTCAATGAGGAAAACTTGAAAATCATTGTTGAGCGTACAGGGATTGCTGAAGATTTGTTGCGTGATGTCATCGAGAATGAGGGGCTAAAGGTATATAAAGATACGAAACAGCAACTTGAAGAAGATTTGGGGCGTGGGCATAGTGGGATAGCTAGAAACGGTGTCACAGATGCTTTAGAAGCCTATACAGCCCAAGCAGTCAGTGACCTTAACCTAATCAATACGACTTTGCCAGAAAGCATCCAAGCAGTCTATAAATCTATAGTTGAACAGTCTGTTGCTGAGGTCGTTGCAGGAACAAAAACAGCAGACAAAGCAATCCATGAAACCATTATGAACTGGCAGAAAAAGGGCTTTACTGGATTTACTGATAGCGCAGGTCGTGAATGGCGAGCTGATGCCTACGCTAGGACGATTATCAAGAGCACGATGTACAAGGTTTTTAATAAGATGCGTACAGCTCCTGCAGAAGAAATGGGGATAGATACCTTTTACTACTCAATCAAACGCACAGCACGGCCAGCTTGCAGTCCCATTCAAGGGAAGATAGTCACATTTGGAGAAACTAGAGTAATCAATGGTACTAAAGTCTATTCTTTATACGATTATGACTATGGATCAGCTGGCGGGTGTCTTGGAGTACATTGTGGCCACTATCTAACTCCTTTTATCGTAGGCGTGAATGAAATGCCAGACCTGCCAGATTATCTTGCAGACCTAACACCAGAACAGGCAGAGGAAAATGCACGCATCCAAGCGAAACAAAGAGCACTTGAGCGGACTATTAGGCATCACAAAGAGCGTTTGCATTACGCACATACAATGGGAGATGATGAGCTGATACAAGCTGAACGCCTAAAAGTTAGAATGTATCAAAATAAAATCAGGAATCTTGTAGATAGCTATGATTTTCTGTATCGAGATTACAGCAGAGAGAAATTATACACATAATCTAGCGTTGCCATGTGCAGCGCTTTTTTGTTTGTCTAAAACCGTAAAAAATCCCATCTAATCAAAGGTATATTGAGAAAGTAAATAATATTTTGCTTGAGGTGGGAGTTATCCACCTAAAAAAGAACTAGGAGGGTATAAATGGCATTTACGACAGAAGAACTACTCAAACTTGGATTGACAGAAGAACAGGCCAAAAATGTCTTTGCCTTGCGAGGAAAAGAGCTCAACGAGGACAAATCAGCCTTGGAAACTATCACCAAAGAGCGAGATAGTTTGAAAAACCAGTTGCAGAATGCAGAGGCACAACTTGAAAACATGAAAGCAGATGCAAATACAAGCGCTGAACAGAAAGAAGCTCTTGAGAAGTTGCAAGCCGAATATGACAAGTACAAAGCGGATGCAGAAGCCGAACTGGCCAAAACAAACAAGGTGAACGCTATCAATCTTGCTTTGAAAGATACTAAAGCGCACAATCCAGCAGCGTTGATGAAGTTTATTGATGTGGATGCTATTGAACTTGATGACAATGGTAAACCGAAAATTGATGATGTCATAAACGGGCTTAAAGAAAGTGACCCTTATCTTTTTGAAGCAGAAGACAGCGGAAAACCTAATCCTAATATCTTGCCACAAGGAAATCCAGCGGCGAATGGAGCAGGCAAAGTTGACCCATTCCAAGCTGTTATTGATGGTTACGGTAAATAATTGAAAGGAGATTAGACTATGCCTAATCAAAATCTTGCGACTCGCCGTTATGAAAAACAATATGCAGGAATCTTGCAAACTGTTTTTGGAGTCCGTGCAGCCTTTACGGGAGCTTTATCATCAATCCAAATTTTGGATGGTGTACAAGAAAATGCTAAAGCTTTTTCGGTGAAAACCAACAATACACCTGTTGTCATCGGTGAGTACAAAACAGGTGCTAATGATGGGGGCTTTGGTGATGGAACAGGACAAAAATCACGGTTTGGAAATCTGACAGAAATCAAGTATGAAAATACAGATGTCGATTATGGTTACACACTAACAATTCACGAAGGTCTTGATCGTTACACTGTGAACAATGACCTAAATGCTGCTATCGCTGACCGATTGAAGTTGCAATCAGAGGCGCAGACACGCCAAATGAACAAGCGGATTGGTAAATTTATGTCAGACAATGCAGGTCAGACAGAGGCGCTTGCTGATTTCACAGAAGAAAAGGTAAAGGCTTTGTTTAACAAGGTCAATGCTTATTACATCAACCAAGAAGTAACAGCACCAGTTACCATTTACTTACGCCCAGAACTGTACAATGCCATTATTGATATGACAGCAAACACATCCGCTAAAGGTTCTAGTGTCTCTATTGATAATAATGGTCTTGCACGTTACAAAGGCTTTGCATTGGTAGAAACCCCAGCACAATACTTTGACACTGGTGTCTTAGCAGTGTTTTCACCAGATGGCATTGTTATCCCATTTGTAGGTATCTCAACAGCTCGTACTATTGAATCCACAAACTTTGATGGAGTGCAATTACAGGCTGCTGCTAAAGGTGGTACTTACATTTTGGATGACAACAAAAAGGCTGTTGTCAAAGTGACTGGAACAGTCGTATAGGAGGTAAGTTATGGCGTTATATAAAGCGACTAAGAACATTTATTTCACAAGTCTCAACAAATCTGTAATTGTTGATGAAATCATCGATCTTGAAAAGGAATACGCAGAAGCAGTGAATGCTGATTTGAAACCGATTTTCCCAGATGTTGCAGCTGCTCTTGTGCCGATCAAAACAACTGAGCCAGTGGCGGATGCAGTAGATGAGCCATCTGAAATCGTGGTGGCTGATGATGACAAGCCAAAGAAATCAACTCGGAAAAAGAAAGATGTTGATGAAACACCAGACGATGAGGCTACTGAGCTAGTAGCGGATGCAACAGATGAAAAATAAGGGGTGGTAACACCCTTTATTTGTAAAGGAGGTTACGCATGACTTATTTAACTGAAGATGAGTTTGTCAAGCTAGGCTTTGATGAGGTAGTTGATTTTGAAAATCTAGCAAAGCGGGCAGAGGTTGCAATCAACCTCTATACTCAAGGGATTTATCAAAGACACATTGATTTTGATAAAGAAGCAGATTACCGAAAACAGGCGGTAAAGCTAGCTATGGCCTTTCAAATCGCTTATCTAGATGTTTCGGGCATCCTGACAGCCGATGATAAACAAGCTATGACAAGTGTTTCCATCGGTCGCACATCAATCTCTTATCGCAAGTATCAAAATGGATCGGCAGGTCAGCGGTTCAACCTTTCGCTGGATGCTGAGAATGCCCTGAGACAGGCTGGATTTAGTCTAATATCGGCAGTTGATTATGATCGATAAACGGCTATTGACTGATGCTATTTCTGTCCGAAAGGTTGCGGACAGAAATGATTTTGGGGATGTTAGTTATTCCGCCCCATTGGATATTAAGCCTGTACGGTTTGATAGGTCAGTGAGTGTCATAGGTGCTAACAACTTTAAAACAAGGCAGAAAGTCGGTGTTATCTATATCTATCCTAAATTTGCAAGCGTGACAGTTGACGATAGTTGGCTTGGTGCGACTGTGAATGATGGAGCGCGTGATTATACCATCACAGGTTATCAACCCAATTATCTTAATGGTAAAGTCTTTAGCTATGAAGTCGAGGTGATTTGATGGCTGATGTCAGAGTGGTAGTTGACCTTGGTGGTGTTGAACGTAAATTTTCTCCAGAGACTGTAAAACGTGGCAAACTAGCAATGGCTAGTCAAGGGATGATGATCATGGAGCCGTATATACCTTTTAGGGGTGGCCCTTTGAGAGCATCGGGTCGCATTGAGTCAAACGGTGATATCAGCTATAACACGGTTTATGCTAGAGCCCATTTTCACGGAACAAATGGGATTGTAGTCTTTAGAAGATATACAACACCCGGAACTGGAAAACGCTGGGATAAGCCATTAAAGGCCAATGTTGACCAACTAAAACGAGTCGCCATTAGAGCTATGGGGTTGAGATGATGCAGAATAACAAAAATTTTCAGGAAGTGCTGTTGGCACATATCAATGAAATCGAAAATCTGCCAATGAAAGCACGCCTTGATTATTTTGAGGATGATAAGGATGATTTGGTCATCAATGCTTTGCCCGGAGGTTCGATTGATAAGCAGTACATGGATGGCACCAGAGAAGTGTCGCTGCCGTTTGAAATCGCTGTTAAATGTAAGAGCAATCAAAAGGCTAGTGATACGATTTGGCGAATCAATGGAGACTTATCAGGTTTTGATATTGAGCTACCTAGCACAGACAACACATATACTTTTCTTTCTCTTGATGTCGGAAAACCAGGTATCAATGGAAAAGATGAACAAGGTTACTTTGTCTATACATTGCAAGTAACCGCTAAATTAGAAATCGCAGGAGGATAAACACATGGTACGTCAAAAAAATGCCAAGCGCAAGCACTTGGTAGCGCCATTTGACCCAAGTAAACCAGACACTGTACCAGCTGATAACGAATTTTTCCCATTGGCTAAGTACATCGAAAGTATCGAAGATGATACTGATGAAGAAACAGATGACAAAGGCTATTATGATGGCGATGGTACCAAAGAGGAAACTGTCACATCGGTTGCTGGTGCTTACACAGCAGAGGGTATCTATGATGCCGAAGATAAGGCGCAAGCACTTATCGCAAATATGAAGTATAAGACTGGTGATGGTCGCCGTTTGTGGCACCGAGTGATTGAGTCCAATGGCAAGAAATCATTCACTCAAGTAGCAAATGCTTCTGAAATTAAGGCAGGTTCTGGTGATGCAACAGATTATGAAGGGTTTGGATGCAAGCTTAAATGGATCAAAGCGCCAATCGAAAAAGCAATTACTCTTTAAAAAAATGATTTTGGAGGAAATATAGAACATGGCACGTACTTATAACTTTGGAAATCTCAAGGATGTTACGACATTCAATATTGGAGATGTCACCCTTGAGTTTCAACCAACGGATGAAAAGAGCGAGATGCTTGAAAAGAAATCCGCTGAATTAAAGGCAAAGGCTGAGCAGATTGATGAATCTGGTACAGAATGGGAATTGCGGAAAGAACTCAAAGACTTACTAGATGAATTTTTCACAGCAGCTTTTGATGCTGACACGCCACAAAAACTTTATGATGCTTGTGGCCAGAATACAATTTCTTACCTCAAGTTATTCTTGCAGATTGCTGATGCTTTGCGAGAAGTCAACGAAGAACGACAAAACGATGAAGCATTTAAGAAGTATCTTGCTGAATAATGTTTGATATTTCCAAAAAAATGGATGACAGGCTGGTACTCGATGACAGAGAGTACCAGCTTTTCTTATCGTTTGACCGTGTACTGTGGGTCTTTAATATGTGGAGCAAAAAATATATCCCACCGCATCTAAAACCTAAATTAGCGCTAGCTAAGTTGACTGAAGATGAAAGTTTTAAAGACATGGACACACAAGAGGCTTTAGCGCTCTATGAAGAAGTGTTTAGAAAACATATACAGGTTACAAAAGCTGTTGATGAGGTTGATAGATATGACATTGAGGGGAATGTATTACCTAAAAAACCTAAAGAACAGTCAGACGGTAATGATAAGCCCCTATTTTCAATCAAATATGATGGTGAGTACATTTTTTCATCGTTTATGCAGGCTTATCAAATTGATTTGATTGAAGAACAGGGGAAGTTGCATTGGCAGAAATTTAACGCTTTATTAGCTGGTCTGCCAGATGGCACTAAATTTGTTGAAGTGATGAAAATTAGGGCGTGGAAACCCCAAAAGGGTGAAGATCCCAAAGAAAAACAAAGAATGCGCAAATTACAAGAAGAATATGCGCTGCCAGATATTTAAGAAAGGGGGTATTAAATGGCTTCTGATGGAAAAGTGACCATTACCATTGACTTAGATGGTACAAAGGCTAGAGGTGAAGTTAAGTCACTGAAAAGTCTTTTGATGGGCTTGGGAGATTCATCTTCTAAAAGCTTTGGTACTGGTTCAAAATCTGTTCTAGGCTTTGGTACTGCTATCGCAGTTACTAGTAAACTGGTATCTACTGCAATGGGGGCTATTTCAAGCTCTATGGGAGGCGCAATTAGTCGTGTCGATACGATGAATCGCTTCCCTAAAATGATGCAGGCTATGGGCTTTTCTGCTGATGATGCAAAGGGTTCTGTTGATGCACTAGCCAAAGGTATTGATGGCTTGCCGACAGCCCTTGATGAGGTCGTAGGAACTACCCAACAGTTAGCGTTGATGAATGGTGACTTGGGTAAATCAACTAAGCTCACTTTGGCCTTGAATGATGCCTTTTTGGCCTCTGGCTCATCAGCTGCTGATGCAAGCCGTGGATTAGTCCAGTTTAGCCAGATGATGTCAACTGGTAAGGTTGATATGCAGAGCTGGAAAACTCTCATGGAAACAATGCCTCTTGGTCTGCAAAAGACGGCAGAGGCCTTTGGCTTTGCTGGTGCATCAGCAAAAAATGACTTGTACCAAGCCCTTAAAGATGGAACGATCACATTTGACCAATTTTCGGATAAGTTGATTGAGTTGGATGGTGGAGTCAATGGTTTTGCAGAATTGGCTCGTATCAACTCAATCGGGATTGCCACATCATTTAAAAATATCCAGACTGCAGTTGTTCGTGGAACTGCAAACATGATACAGGCTTTTGATAAGGCTGCTAAAGCTAAAGGTCTGGGTGGCATAGCTGAAAATATGGATAAGGTTAAGAAAGCTGTTTCAAAGGCATTTGATACAGCAACGCCTTATGTCGAAAAGTTTATAGACCTGATTGTAGAACTTTTCAATACTATGGAACGCAATGGAGCTGTTAAGGCTTTAAGCTGGGCTTTGTTTAGTATTCAGAAAGCTGCATCAAGCTTATTTGATACTTTTACAAAAGGGTCTGGCTCTACTGGATGGATCTTGATGGCTAGTCATGCAATCGAGACCTTGGGAAAGGTGATTGGTGCAATAGGCCAGGGTGTCAATAAATTTATAGACGCTTTCAACAAGACTGATGCTGTAACTAATTTCAAATTAGCCATTGAGGATGTGTTAAATGCAATTGAAAAAATCGCTAACGCTGTCCAAAAAAGTCAGGTTCTAGCAGAATTTGGCAGAATCTTTGGAGAGATTGTTAGTCAGATTTCAAAAGCTGCATCTGCGATTGGTGAGTTCATTTCATCACTAGACCCAACAACTTTACAAATTGTTGTGGATACAGTCTTGGCAGCTATAACGGCCTTTCAGGGACTTAAATTAGCTAATAGTGGTATTACTGGATTGGTTAAAGGATTTAACTTTCTTAAAAAAGCGATAACAGGCCATCCAATACTAACTTTGGCAGTCATTATTGCTGGATTAGTGGGGGCATTTATGAATGCTTACAACAGTAATGAGCAATTTAGAAAATCTGTTGATGCAACGGTTAAAACACTATCTGATTTAGGCCAAAAAATCGGAGAATTTTTATCTGGGATTGATCCCTCTATATTTGCTTTGTTAATTCCTGTCTTGGGTACATTACTCACTAAATTTAAAGCATTTGACTTACTTGGAAAAATCAACCCATTCAAAATTTTCAAGAAAAATGCAACAGATGCTTTAGGCGGCGTCTCTGGTGCAGCGACTCAATCAAAAGGGATTATCGAACAGGTATTTTCTGGAATTGGTTCTTTAATCACCTCTGTAGCGCAAGGAATATCAACTGTTTTACAAGGTTTAGCAACAGCGATCTCAACAGTAGCACAGGGATTTAGTCAAGCAGCATCAATGGCCAGTCCTGCTCAGTGGCTCTCAATGGGAGCAGCAATGTTGATGGTGGGGGCTGGTGTGGCTTTAGCTGCTGCTGGTATCTATATTTTGGTTCAGGCAGCTATCCAACTTGCTAGTGCTGGAACAGGTGCACAGGTTGCTATGCTAGCGCTTGGTGTTGGAATAGCTGCTTTAGCTGGTATCTTTGCTTTGCTTGGCCCAGCTTTATCAGCTGGCGCTGTCGGTATTTTAGCTTTTGGGGCAGCTATCGCACTAATAGGGATCGGGGTATTGGCCGCATCTGCTGGTTTGTCTATGCTGGCAGGGCATCTACCTACTATTGCAACTTATGGAGCATCTGCCGCTGTTGGTATAGCTGCTTTAGGCGCTGGCTTAGTAGTGATGGGGCTTGGCGCACTTGTTGCAGGAGCTGGCCTTGTTATAGCTGGTGCAGGTCTCGTAGTTGTAGGAGCAGGTGCAGTGGTAGCAGCGGCTGGTGTTGCTTTATTAGGGGCAGGATTGCTAGTGGCAGCTGCAGCTGTTGCCGCTTTTGGTCTAGCTTTAAATGTTGGGAAACCGGGGATCACAGCATTTGCTAATGCCATTACAAAAGTAGTCAATGCAATTAGCGGTGGATTTGTTGCCATACTCAATGCTGTTAGTGGTGTTATCCAATCCGTCGGTCAAGCTGCATTGAATGCTGGTAAAGGTTTTAACCTTTTGGCCACTGGTGTTGTTAAGATTACAAACACAAATCTTGGCGATATGGCGGCATCTCTTGGGGCTGTCGCTATCGGCGTTGGAAATATTGCAAGTAAGTCAGCAGGGTTAGCTCAAGCTGGAAATGGTATGAAAATACTTGGTGTTGGCATGGCAACAGTATCAAGTCAAGCTAATACGGCAGTTTCGGGGCTAACAAACTTTGCGGCCAGAATTACATCTGTTCAGACTGCTGTTACAACATTGCCGTCAGTTCTTACATCGGCTGCATCTAGTTTTGCTAGTTTCACAAGTCAGGCTGTTAGTGGGATTGCTGGTCTATCAGCTATCAATGCTCCTCTTACTGTATTAAGAACCCAAGTAATGACGATTACGCCTGCTTTAATACAGGCAGCTATGGGCTTTACTGTATTTGGTGCTCAGGTTATAGCAATTAACTCAAGTCTTACAATAGTTTCTGCTACCTTTGTACGGGTTGGAGCAAGTGCTGCAAGTGCATCTGGCCAGATTACAGCTATTTCAGCAAGCACGGCATCAGTCAGCGCTGCATTTGCCTCAATGTCTGCACAAGTACAGTCTTCTATGCAGATGATGCTTGCAGTGGTTCGCTCTGTTGGCGCTCAAATGATAGCTCAGGGTCGTCAAATCGGCGCTAGAACATCTCAAAATATGGCTCAGGGATTGATAAGCGGTCAAGGTCAAGTTTCTGCCTCTATGACAGTATTAGTAAATACTGCAAGGTCTATTGGTATGTCTGGTGTTGGTATGATGCGTTATGTCGGAGCTATGATTGGTCAAGGTTTGGCTCAAGGTATGTACTCAGCGCTTGGAGCGGTTACGGCGGCAGCTAATGCTCTTGTTGCACAAGCCGAACGTGCGGCGCAAGCTAAAGCACGTATTCACTCACCGTCACGGTTGTTCAGGGATAATGTTGGGCGGTATATCCCCCAAGGTATGGCTGTGGGTATCTTAAAAGATGCTTACAAAGTTGATGATGCTATGGGTGATGTTTATAGTCAGATCCAAGCATTTAGTTTTAAAGCCGAAGATGTGATAGGTGTTGGCAAATCTAAGCTATCTAAAGTGGTACAGATTAAATCTGATCTTGAAAATGCAATTAAAGCTAAAGTGGAATCCACCAAGGATAAAGCTAATGAGCTAGTTGAAAAGGCTCTTGATATTGCTGATAAAGCAGTAGAACGACCAGTAGAAACATACTTAGATGGTGATACATTGGTTGCAAGAACTGGTGATAGACAAAGAGCTTATCAAGAAAAGCAAACGAGAATTTATAACAGAATGAGAGGGATAGATAAATGACAAAAGAAATGACATTCAACGGCGTTGATTTGTCACGTTTCTTGAGAATTACAGATATTATCCGCCCCATTGGTAACAAAAGGAGCGTATCAATTGATAGCGCTCCTTTATTAGGGGTTAATATCCAGCAAGTGAAACGTGGTGAAAAAGAGCACACTATCAAGTTTGATATGAAAACAACTGATGGTGCTGCTATGGAACAACTCAAACATGAATTAGCTGGTGTCTTGAATGTATTAGAGCCAGTCAAGATCACTTACGGAGATGAACCAGATAAATACTATATGGGCATGCCAGTAGATGATATTACACCAAACAACATCACTCGATGGTTTCAGCGGTCAGAGTTTAAAATCCTCATTCCAGACGGTGTAGCCCATAGTACGGCTTATAAAAAATTTGATAGCTTTTCTAATGCGACTATTTCATCAGATAAGATGGTTTTTAATCTGAGAAACAATGGTACAGTAGATGCTTATCCAATCGTGACAGTCAAGCACAATGCAGAAAATGGTTATGTTGGGCTAGTTAATTCTAGCGGTGCTATGGAAATTGGTAACAGAGAGGAAACAGATTTACAGAGCTATAAGCAATCAGAAATTTTATTTGATTATGTGACAAACAATGGAATCACTAAAGGCTTTGCTGCAGCAATGAAAGAATCTGGGGCACTCAGAATTGAAAATAACTGGGGGCGGCCGCACTTAGCTCTAGTACCAGGCAACAGATCTGGAACGATCTCTTGGGAAATTCCTGTCGATAGTTCTGGCCAAAAAGGAGCGTTAAATGATTATCTCTGGTGGCGGCAGATTTGCTGGCTTGGAGCAGGAAATCAAATGGGGCTCATGAAAATAAACTTTATGGATGATACTGGAAGGTTCATCTATGGAGTAGAGACTTACAAAAGATGGTTTGGTCTTGATTGTGAGTATAATTTCTTAGTTCGTGGAGATGGTGCTCCTCGATTAGTGAAAAAATGGAATTTTACAGGCACACATTATGACCACCACAACCCCTTTAACGCAGAGAGAGGTTGGTCTGATATTCAGCGCCGTGATGATGTCGTCCAAGTTTTTTGGTGGGGTACTTATCCTCAATTTCACGTGCCAGAGATAAAAGGTATTAAAACCGCTAAAATCCAAGTCATTATTTCGTCAATAGGAAATAATCCTATGATTAGCCATTTATACTTGGATAGTATCATCTATAGAAAAGATTTTGTAACAGGAATCAGAGACATTCCTAATCGCTATCGCATGGGTTCATCTGTTGTTATCAATAGTGAGGATGATACTGTTTTGGTCGATGGAAAGCCAGAGATGGGG